TAAGTCCGGCCTTTGCCTTGATGGTCTTCTTGGCGTCCTCGACGGCCTTATCGACGGTTTCCGTGTCGTAGTCCACCCACGGGAGCTTGCCGTGCTTCTTCCACACACGGCTGTTGTAGCCGCCCTTGACGCCGATGTTGCCGACACACGTAATCTGTACGCCGTTATCCCAGATCGGGGTACACTCGACCGCGAGGCCGCCTCCGATGTACAGGCCCCAGTGGCCGGGCATCCACAGGCCTTCGCCTGGGACGAGCTTGTCCCAGCCGGATGCGGATACGTCCTTGCATTTGGCAATCATGCCGTCTGCGGAGACGTCCGGGACGGCGTTTCCGGCGTAGCGGGCGCCGCCGTGGTAGGCGTTTTTGTTGCCGTTCCATCCCCACAGGATCCCCTTTGTGAGATTCACGCAGTCAAAGCCAAAGTAGCCCTTTCCGATCAGCCCGCGGAATCTGGCCTGCTTTGCGGCGTCGTACCAGTCCGGGTATTGTTTTGCCTTCTCAGTGATGATCCCATCCGTGACCGGAGATCCGAAGCAGCCCCACATGTACACGGTCTTGTAATTCTTCGCGACTTCGATATGCTTTTTTACAAGCTCGGACGCTCTCATAACGTAACTCATGCCCGCTCACTCCCGTACAGCTCGTGGTGCAGCTGCAGCACGGCGGCCTCGATCAGCTTGTCGATTGTTTCCACATCAAATTGAATGCCCTTCTCGGCGAGGAAGTTCACAACATACGCCTTTTTCGCCGCGCCGTCCGTCGCGGTGTACAGCTGCTCCGCCGCCTTTACGCCGATCTCAACGTAGGTGCGGAGCGTTTGCAGCTTATCCGCGTCGATCTTGGTTTTGAGCCACGGAATCAAAAATGCCGAAACGAGCGCGCTGATGAGCGCGATCACTGCCGAGATGATCTGTGTGTAGTCCATATGTATGCTCCTTTCAATCTTTCAGCACGATCTCTGCGATGCGTGCTGCCGCTTCCGGGCCGTATTTTTCAGCCCATTTATCCATGTACTTCTGCGCGTACTTCGCGCGGTTTTCATTTTTGGCTTTCCAGAGGTAAAACCCGCTGGAAGCTGTTGTTTCAGCCAGCACCGCAAGCGTGATCTCCGTCAGGTCTGCGCCTGCCGCGCAGGCGATAATGAGTGCGAGGCTGACGAGCGCGCTGCAGATCAGCCACTTCTTGCTAAACTCCATTGTGCTCACACTGCTTCTCTAGCTGGTGCAAAAACTTTTTTACATCGCCGTTGCCGCCCAGCTTGACGTATTTCTGCCCGGCGATCAGACGCTCGGCCATTGGCATTTCCTCCGACATGATGGTCAGCCGGAGGATCGCCAGATACTGCTCGTCCTGATGCTCCTGCATTTTCCCGAGCTTTTTGTCGATCTCGGCGAGATGGTCGCCCTGGGAGTCTACCTGTGTTTTCTTCTTCTGCGCTGTGCCGACGATGGCCTGAATGACCGTCGTCAGCGCGGACGAGCCGAGGACGGCGCAGATGATCGTGATGGTTCCAGCATCCATGTTTTTACCTCTTTTCTGTCTTCGCCTGCCACGTGATATCCCTGCCGCAGACGCCGGTCAGGCGGTCGCGGAGGTAGTTCAGCGCCGTCCCGACGCGGTTGAGGTCAACGGCGTTGTATGCGCCCTTCATCCCCGCCAGTCACTCCGCCAGCTCCGCCGCCGTCATGCCCGCGTAGCCCTTCACGGCCAACTCGTGCACGCGTGCGACGTCCGCTGCAGTTCGGTCGGTGATGAGGGTGTCAATAATCATACTCATAGAAGCTCCTTAACGCTCGTCGGCTTGTTTATCAGAATGACCTTAAAGATCATATCTACATGATTAGAAACACCATGCCGCCGCGATACCGTCCACCTCGGACGCGACGCTCCAGTCCGCCTCACCGTTCCATCCCGTTCTGTCAAAGCAGCTGGTGTTGTTGAGTCTCGGCGAGCGCAAATACCATGCACGGTTTTTCTTCCGGTTGGCCGCCGTCTTGTAATACTCGTACTGCGTGCCCTCGCCCGCATAGGAGTATGTCCGCGTGCCCTGGACCTCGATCTCCGACAGCAGGAACAGCGTGTCCTCCGTCGTGTCGATGGCCGAGCTCGCGCCGCCTGCCGTGGTCTTCTTTGTCACGGCCTTTAACGCGGCCACGACCTCCGCCGGCATCACCTTCTTCAGCGCCGGGAACGCATTGGACGTCCGCACCAGGCAGTTCTTCCAGCCGCAGCTGTTATCCTCTGCGCCGTTCATCTTATACTGCGTCGCGTAGGTCGTGTGCATCTGGAATGTCAGCGGAGCCTTGCCCGAGCCGTCGGCATAATCGTCGTGGTTCTTGCCGATGATGTCGATCGCGTAGGTCTTGTTGTTGATCGTCATGTTGCAGCTGTCGCCGACGTTCCATGTGTTGGGAACTTGTTTCTCTTGACAGGCCTTAATAATTGCAGCCCAGCTGTTATTTCCGAACACGGGGTCGATCATGGCCAAATCGACATTAGCTGTCCCAACCACAACATCTGCCGTCTTTGTTGTGCTTGCTGTCGCTGCTGTTACCGTCCATGTTCCAACCTCATCGACTATCAACGTGCAGTTTCCACTCGCATCTGCCGTCCCGGAAGCCGTCTTGCTCCCCTTCGTGGCCGTGACGGTCGCACCCGCGCTGGTCGTGACGACGATCTGCAAGTCGGGCGCGCCCTCGATGGCCTGCACCGCGCTCACGAACCCGTCCGGGAACGCAAGCTGTGCGGACGTGCCGCCCTTCGTGCGGATGGCGTCCGCAACCGCCGTCAGGTCGGCGTTCAGCTGCGCGGAATCTACTGCTTTATCCAATGCCATCAGTAGTTTCCTCCTGTCCATTCTGGCAGCGCGGCAAGCACGTCCTGCACCAGCGCGGCCTTATCCGCCGCCGTAAAGTAATCCGTCCCCTTGACGGGCGTTGCGCCCGCAGGCCCCTGCGCGCCGGGATCGCCCTTGTCGCCCTTGTCGCCCTTCTCTCCGCGCGATGGCTTCCCGGTGTCGGTATCTCCCAGATACCAGTTGCCGTTCGTGCCGATCGTCGGCGTGACGCCGTCTGCGCCCTTTGCGCCGGTCTCTCCTGGGTTGCCCTTTTCGCCCGGATTGCCCTGCGGGCCTTTGATGTTGACGCTGTCCGGGTTCGTTTTCCCGCCGTCGTTCGTCCAGCTGAGCGTCCCGTCCGCAGCGACCGACGGCGTGAATGTCGTTCCGGCCGCGCCGGTCCCGCCCGTCTCGCCTTGCTCTCCCTGCGGTCCCTTGTCGCCCTTATCGCCTTTCTCGCCGCGCGACGGCTTCCCGGTGTCGTTCTCGCCCAGATACCAGTTGCCATTTGTGCCGATCGTCGGCGTCACGCCATTTGCGCCTGGCGCGCCGTTGTCTCCGGCCGGACCCGTTGGCCCCTGAGGCCCCGTCTCACCCTGCGGACCCGTAGGTCCTTGCGGTCCAGTCTCGCCCGGTTCGCCCTTCGGCCCCTGTTCGCCCGGATCTCCCTTGTCGCCCTTTGCGCCCTGCAGCGGTCCGTTGTTGACCCACGCATTCGTCACGCCGTCGTA